CTTCACCGCCCACCCAGAATCTGGCCCAGCAAAGTCTTCAGCGCCGGCGTCGCCGCCGCCAGCCCGCCTGTCATCACCGCATTGCCGAAATCGCCGCGCAGCACGCCGTCGCGCGGCTCAATGCAATGCCAGAACAGCGCGACCATTTCGGACAACCGCAACTGCCCGTCGGCGGCGCGCTCAACCAGCGCGAACAACGGCCCCAATTCCTCCTCGGCCGCCACCAGATTCTCGAATGACGGCCGCAGCCGGTGTCCGGCGATCGCGCACTCGCCGCGCGCCGCGTTGGCCCGCGCGCTCACAGCGTCACCACCTGGCCCGAACTTTCGAGCGCCATCGCGTAGGTCCGTTCACCGTTGAAATCGCCCGAATAGTCGAGCCGCGCGACGAGGAACTTGCCGCGCATCCGCTCACCGCTTTCGAACGACAGCTCATAATCGTCGAGTACCCCTGCAAGCGCACTGGCCTTGATCCGGTTCTCCGCCGCCGAGCCCGTGAACACCCCCGCGCCCGATACCGATACCGACCGCACGCCCGCGCCCGACAGCAACTCACGCCACGCGCCCGACCCCTTGTTGGTGATGACCACCGCCTCGCCGTTGATGCTCAACTGCGTCGTCCGCAGCCCCGCGACTGTCGCGTAAACGGGCACGGCCTGCCCATCGCCGACCTTCAGCAGGAAGGCCGATCCCTTTTCCACTGGCATGTATTTTCTCCAACCAAGTTAGCCCCTCCCCTGAAGGAGGGGGAGTTCAAACCGCCATCACCCGCACGCGGTGCTCGACCAGCCCAGCCCAGGGGCCCGCGGGGTCGCGCGATACGAGCGACCGGGCGAAAACGATGCTGGCGATGCGCCATCCGGGAAGATCGCGCTCGACCGTCGCCATCGCGTCCTCGACATGGCCCATCAGATCGTGGAGCCGCGACGGTTCCTCGCCATCGTCCCACACCGTCAGCGCCATGCGGATTTCGCGGCCTTGCGCGGTCTTGGTGCTCCAATCGCCAGTGACGCCGTCGCCGACCGCGATGTAGGGAAACGGCGCGCGCGGCGGCGGGCCGTCATAAACGCCCGACACCGCCGCCATCACCGGCACCGAGGCACGAAGCGCCGCGACGACGGCTTCCTGCACCGCGCGGACCGCATCGCTCATCGCCCGATCCTCCTCAATGCTGCATCCGCGATCATCCGGCGTTTGAGCCGCCGTCCCGTGAGCCGGACCCCGCCCTCGACCGGCTCAATCGCGATGCCTGGCGGCATTGGCGCATTGGCCAGCCGCAGGATCGCGTGCCCCGCGCGCGTATCGGCAATCAGTGCCGCGCGCGCCATCAACGCGTCGAACATCATCGTCTCTCCTCACAGGTCAGGATCATCTGCGCCGGTTCGCACGGGTCGCTCACAACGCCGCGCACGGCGAGGAGGCGCGCGCGCCACACCAGTCGCGTCCTCAGGTCGATCCCGTCGCGCTTGCGCATCGTCACGCGCCAGCGGGGCATCGCGTGGAGCGAATCCGCCGCGCTCAGCCCAGCGGGAACGATGGGCGTCACCGCCACCCATGCCGCGCCGTCATAGACGTAACGCCCGCGCGCACCGGCCAGCGCATCGCGGTCGTCGAGCCGCCGCTCGATCGTCACGCGTTCGCGCAGCGCGCCCGCGACTTCCCCGCTCATGTCAGGCGCATCCGTTTCCAAGGGCGCAGAAGCGCCGCGACCGCGGGCGGCGGCCCGATGTCCTGCGCGGCGTCGCGATGCGTGAACAAATGGCCTGCCATGCGCAGAACACCCAGCCGCAGCGTTTCGGGCAGAACCGCCCACTCGCCTGCAAGCCCCGCTTGATAGGCGACCTCGATCCGGCCGGCGCTACCCGGCTGGATCACGCGCACCCATCCGTCGCCCTGATTGTCGATATCGACGGCATAGTCGGCGACCGGCAGCGTAAAGGGCGCGCCCTCGGCTGGAATGCCCGTCAGGCCCATGACGGAGCGCGCGGGGCTTGCCCCAAGCCGCTGCCACTGCGTCGCGGCATTCAACCGCTCGACGACCCCGCGCCGGATCAGCATCATGCCAGTAAACATCTCGGCCTGCGCAATCGCGGCGAGGACCAGCGCGCCGAGCGGCGCGTCCTCCTCATCGCATTCAAGCCGCAGGAATGCTTTGGCCTCGTCGAGCATCGCGCCGTCGAGGCCCAGCGCATCGCGCGTGAGCATGGTTGGTCTCCTGTCACTGCTGAGCCCCTCCCCGTCAGGGGAGGGGAGATGGAATCAGATCGCGCGTCGCCCCAAAGCGGTCAGCGCGGCCTTGATCGTCACCGCGGACGCCGCGATTTCGCTGCGGAACAGCAACTGCACAGTGCCCGCCGTTGCGCCCACCGCGACGATCCCGCGCCACATGATGGGCACGTTGGTGTTGGCTGCGCGCACCGCGCCAGTAACACCCGTGGTCGCGGCGTCGGCGATCTGCTCGGTCCCGCCCAGGGCGGTTGCCGAGGTCGGATGGATCATCATCCCCGCAACCGAAGCACCCGCGGGGACATCCAGCGCCAGCGCGATACCCGTCGTTGCCGCCGCCGCCTGAAACGCGCCGATCAGCTCGACGACATAGGTGGTGTTCGCACTCGCTGCGAACGACAGGCCTGTGACGTTCGCCAGCGCCGTCGTGCTGTTGGCGACGTCGGCGGCAAGTCTTGTCCAGCTCCACGGATCTGCCCCGCCACCACCCGCCTCGCTTTGCTTGGCGAGTGCGACATGCGCGTTCACCGACGTCCCGACGGTCAGCCGGTCTTCGTCGCTAATCAGGTAGATCTCGCCCACTTTCAGGGCATTGGCCGTCGCCGCCGCGTCGATCTGCGCGCGCGTCCCGCGCTTGTGGCGAAGGCTCGGCATGTCAGAAGGTCCCGCAATCGACGTCGCCGACCGCCAGCGTAACAAAGCCGTTGCCGGCATCCTTGGTCCACGCCATCGATACGTTCATCCGCACCACGCCATCGGTGCCGTTGGTCCCCCAGAGATAACCCGAGGTGCCGCCGCTCACCACCGCGACCTTTTCGTCGAGGTCGGACGCCGGAATGTTCATCGCGGTCTTGAGCGCGTTGACGGTGATCTTCATCTCCTTCTGCCCGGATGCAGACGCATCGTGGATGCACAGCAGGTCGGCCGCACCATCGACCGCGCCGATCGCGGCGAGGTCGTCGATCGGCGGCACGACCGGCAGCTTCGCGGTCGCGCCCGTCGCCACATGCAGCGTGCCGCGGTCGGTCGTAAAATGCGCTTCGCCCGCCAGCATCCCTGCCGAGGGCACATTGGCCTTGAGGCCGCGCTTGAGTTGAATTCGGGGCATCGGAATATCCTTCGTTCAAGGACCCTCCCTTGACGGGGAGGGTTGGGTGGGGGCGCGCCGCGCCAGCGGCTAAGAAAAAACCCCGCCGTCGATAATCTCCGCCACCGGCCCCTCGGGGCCCGGCGGGCCCGCCACGCCCGGCGGGCCGATCAGCGTCGGGATCGATGCGATCGGCACCACCAGCGCGGACGGCGCGATCCGACCGCCGGGGCCGCGCCAGCGCGCAACGATGGCCGGGTCGGGCACGCGCCACTGGAGCAGCATCGTCATGGCGTCACCGACGGACGGATGCGGATCGCGACCGGCTCGGTCACGATCGTTGCGCCCGCCACTTCGAGCTTCGCGTCGGCCAGATAGGCGCCTGGCGTCAGCGCGGCCGAAGCGGCGGCTGGGATGGTCAGCGTCCAGCCGGGCGGAATCTCGCCCGCAGCTGCGCGCGGTGTGATGGCAAAACTCGCCGCCGCAACCGCGCCCTCGGGAACGCTGGTGCGCCCCGGCGGCACGGCCTTCAAATCGGCCGCAATTGCCGTCACGCCGGCCGGATCGCCCGACACGGCGTCAAGCGCGAGCTGAATCGTCTCGCCTCGCTGAAACACAAAGGGGGTCATGCTTCGCCTTTCCCCTCTCCCCTTGCGGGAGAGGGCAGGGAGAGGGGGCGCGCCGCGTCTGCGGCGCACGGGAATCGCGGGGGAGAAGGACTCTCCTCCCCAACCCCTCCCCGCCGCACGTCGACGGGAAGGGCTCGGGGCAACGCTTACGTCGTCGCGATCTTGATCAGTTTGATCGCCTCCGAATTCGAAACCGCCCCGCCAATCCGCTTCGTCGCGTAGAAATTGACGTAAGGCTTGTTCGAATAGGGATCGCGCAGGATATTGGTGTCGCTGCGCTCGGCGATCAGATATCCGGCCTTGAAATTGCCGAACGCGATCGGCGTGGTGTTCGCCGCGACATCGGGCATTTCCTCGCTCTCGATCACCGGATAGCCGAGCAGCGTGTCGGGCTGCCCCGTCACCAGCCCCGGCGACCAGACGAACGCGCCGTCATTGGTCTTCCATTTGCGCACCTTCGCAAGCGTCGCCGAATTCATCACCCAGGCCGCCCCCTGGCGATAGGGCGCGCGCAGCGTGTGAACGAGGTCAAGCAACTTGTCCTGCGGATTGGTCGCGACGAAATCGGACGCCGCGCCCGAGGGCAGATACTGGAGCACCCCGAACGCGCGTGTCGCGTCGCTCGCCGCGTTGATCGTGTAGGACAGAAAGCCCTTGGGCTTGTCGGTCCCGTCGCCGACGACGAACGCCGCGCCTTCCGCGCGGGCGAATTCGGTCGCGATCTCATTCGCAAGCCACGCCTCGACATCGAACTGCGCGTCGTCGAGCATCGCCTGCGTCGCCGCAGGTTGCGCATAAAGCTCGCCGAACGGCGGCACGATCTCTTCGAACGCGGGCGTCGCCGTCACCGGCCGCGCCGCCGTTTCCGCCGTCCAGCCCGACGCGGTGCCACCCTTGGTGACGAGCTTGCGATATCCCGCGCTGCCAACGCGCACGACATTGGCGACCGCCCGGATCGGCGAAATGCTCTTGAGCAGCCGTCCGATTTCGGCATCGATCTCGCGTGGCACGGCATAGCCGCCATCGGCGGCCACGTTGCCCGCAAAGCTCTTCAGCTCGACCTCGCGGCCGCGGCGCAGATAGCCGTCGACAAACGCCGCGCGCGCCGGATCGGCAATGTTCGCGCCACCCGACAGCACCGGCCGCGCCACCGCCACGGGCTCCGCCTGCACATCCTCGAACGCCGCCTCGAGCGGGTCCGCCTTCACTTCATAGTCCATGTCATTCTCCATTGCCGATTGGCCCTTCCCGGTCAGGGAAGGGGTGTTGGGGTGGGGAGTCGAAGACGAACTCGCCCCAGGAAGGATGAGGCGGCACTGCCCCACCCCGGCCCGCTCCCTCACGGGGAGAGGGAATTGCGTTCAACCGCCAGCACCCGCGCCAGCGGCTGCATGGGGTGGTCGACCACGCTCACTTCAACGAGATCGAGGTCGATCAGTTCACGATATGTTCCGTTGCGCGCGCGCCGTACGCGATAACCGAAGGACAGGCCCGCGCCGGCGCGCACCGGATGCCGCCGCTCGACCCGCGCGATCACGCGCAGCCCGCGGCCATCCTCTTCCAGCTTCTCGATCGTCCCGATCCGACGGGCCGGGTCGTGCTGCGCATAAAGCGGCACCCCCGCTTTGGCCGCGCCCGCAAAGGCGCCCTTGCGGACGATATCCCCGCCCGTATCGGGCGCGTCGAAAATCGCCGCATAACCAGCGAAGCGCATAAGTGACTCCAGTGTTGTGGGTTCGCGCAAACCAAAACCCTACCGGCTTACAAGCTCGGCAAGCCCCAGCTTCACCGCAATCCCGATCAGCAACAGCGCGAACGCACCGCGCACCACCCAGTCGATCACCGCCTTGCGCGCGGTGCGCTTGGCGTCGCGCCAGGCGGACAGGAGTTCGCGCAGATCGGCCATGTCCTTGGCAGCACTTTCATCGGCCAGCCCCAGCCGCTCCAGCGCGCGGCGCGCGCCGGCTTCCGAAGCCTGCTCGATCAGCGGCCGCAAGGCAGCAAGCTCCGCCGCCCCGGCCGCGCCACCCGCGCCCGATGATCCCAGAAAATCCGTCATTGCATCATGTCCATAGAAGCGCGCCGCGGGGCGCGGTCGATCGTCAGATCAAGTCACCACTTGCGAACAATGCGCGCGGCAATCTGCGGGACACAAATGCCCCGTTCAGTTGCCATAATAATAGGGCGACCCATTGGTGTTGACCCGCTTGAAATACAGCGCGAACCCGTCGGCATCGACGAACCGCATCTGGTTGAACCCCTCGCCGAAAACCCTGAAATTATACTTCAGCGCGCGTTCCGTCGGTCCATACTTCGAATCGCCGAATATTTTTGTCCCTTCGCCTGTGCCGTATGAACATACGGCCAAGAAATCCCTGAAGTTACCCCTGGTTTGTGGACTCCACACGATCCTGTGGCTATCGCACGCCTCAATATTGTTGTCCGAATCCTTTTCCAAATCATCATCCGTCCGGTAGATGATGCCGAGGTCTCTCTCTACGTAGATTTTGAGCCACGTCGCCTCTTCGCCTTCAATGAACTTTCGGTATTTCAGCAACTCCAGATTGTTGTACCGCTCGGAAAGTCGCCATTCCCCAACGATATCGGGATTCACAACCGGATCAGGCCTTGGCGCCTGATTATTGCAACCTCCGAGCAGTGCAGCCATCAGCATGGCGAAACCGAATTCACCTGCCGAGGAAAATATCCTTCTCCTTGTCTCGGCGATCAGCGAGACCGCGCGAGACTTTGGCCACCAGCTTGCCATTCTTGTCGCGCTTTCTAACATAGCGGACCTTGTCGAATTCCTTCGCCGCGCCCTCAAAGTCGCCTCTGTTGATCAGTGGCGCCATCGAATGAATGACCGAGCGAGGTCGATTGTAGTGAAACGACACTAAAGCATCAAATTGACCTTGCGTCAAAGGCACTATTACTGCGCGCGCAACGCTATTCATGTGCTTTTCGAGCTCGATCTCCAGGAGTCTCACGGACTGCGCTTTGGTGATCTTGATCGGACTCTCAAGGTTCCGGATGAATGTCTTCGCCGCCGCGCCCCGCAAAGTCGCGGCCTTGGCGAGGCGATTTGCGGTCGGTTGATCAATGCCCGCACGCATCAGTTCGGCCTCCGCCTGTTTGGCGGTGCGGCCGCCCATGTCATAGCCATAACCAATCGTGACGCCGCTGTTGTTACTCCCCGGTGGGACGTACGGCGCCAGCCTCGACCCCTCACTCTCCTTGATCAACTCCAATCCACGCTTGCTCACTCGCATTTGGTAGGGCAGCGGATCGAGCGGCACGGTGACCCGCCCATTGGCGTCGCGCCGCGCGCCGCTCACGGGGTGGGGACCGGCCGTCCGCTTGGGCCGCTCCGCCATGCCCGCGCTCCCCCCTCCACGCCGCCAGCGCCCTCGTCCGCCACCTTATCGCCCGCCGCCTCGCCGGCCGCTTCGCGCGCGTCGGCCTCTTCGTCTTGCAACTCCTCCAGATCGAGCGGAGCGAGCCCCACGGCCGCGCGCTTTTCGTTCACCGTCATGAAGTCGGCGGCCCGCACCTGCGCCCAGAGCCGCTCGCGATCCTCGGCAAGTGCGGCCACCCGGTCGAGGTCCACGCTCAGCGTCAGCCCGCCGAACCACGGCCGCAGCCCCTGCGCCAGCGCCTCCAGGATCTTGCCGGCCAGCGGCAGGATCGCCTGGCGCCACAGTGCCTTGTTGGCCTCGCGATAATTGGCATAGGTCGCATCGCCCGGCAGCCCGAGCAGCATCGGCGGCACCCCGAACGCCAGCGCGATCTCGCGCGCGGCCGCCGCCTTCAGTCCCGCAAAATCCATATCGGCGGGCGACAGGCTGAGCGACTGCCATTTCAACCCGCCTTCGAGCAACATTGGCCGCCCGGCATTGTCCTGCCCCGAAAACTGGCTGGCAAGTTCGTCCTTCAACCGCTCGAACTGATCGACTGACAGCGCTTCCGCCGCGTCGTGCACCAGCGCGCCCGATGGCCTGGCGGCATTGTCGAGCAGCGCCTTGTTCCAGCGCGACGACGCATTGTGGATCGCGATCGCGCCCGATGCCGCGCCCAGGCACCCCAGCCCGTAATGATCGTCGAGCGGATGGTGCGTGCGGATATGGATCACCTCATTGGCGTTGAGCCGCGTAACGAACTCACCCGCACGGTACCGGAACGCCGCCGGCCAGCCGCGCGCATCGGCCTCAACGCTCACCCGCTCGGGACGCAGTGCGTAAAGCTCGGCCAGCGTCCCGTCGGGTGCGCTCAACAGCTGGACATAGCCATTGCCGTGCAGCAGCAATTGCGCGGCGAGCGTTTCCATCAGCGCCTGGCCACCCGATGTCGCGGCGACCAGCGCCGCCGCGCGCGGTTCCGACGCGACCAGAGGCGCCGAAGCGACACCCTCGGCGACCAGCCGCACCGCGCGCTGCGCCACCGGATTGGCCAGATAGCCCTCGCGCAGCTGCGCCTCATAGGATCGCGGCCAGTCGCCATAGCCCGACAGCCCCGCGACGCGCGTCAGATGCACGCCCAGATGCGACGCCAATTTCGCCGGGCGCGCCGCGGCACGCCCGGCCGATTTCCAGCCGAAGAGTTTCATGTGGTTTTTCCTGTTGAACGAAATTCAGGCCGACCCAGCGGCCGAGGCAGGTGGCGTCAGGTCGCCGCCGACTTGCGCTTCCGGTTGTTGGAGGCCTTGATGATATCCTGGAGGTCGAAAATGATGTTGCGGCCCGCCATTGCGTCGCCGTTCTCGTCATTGGGATCGGCCTCAAACAGTGCCTTCATCCTCGCGGTTAATTCGACCGCGCGCGCATAACGCTCCTCGCCCAGCTTCTTGCGGACCTTCTTCCAGCCTTCGTTGAGCGCGAAAAACTCGGTCTCAATGCTCTGTCCAGCGAACAGCCCGTCCTTGTCCTCGAACCTCGGCGCATTCAGCATCATCCAGCCGAGCAGTTCGTGCACTTCGCCCGTCGTTTCGGGAATGGTTGGCTCGTAAGGATCGAAGATGCTCTTCATTGGCCGACGCCTTTGCGCTTCCGGTCGTTGGAGGCCTTGATGATGTCCTCGAGTTCCCAGATGACTTTGCAACCCTCGGCGGCCTTGCCGTTCTCGTCATTGGGATCGGCCTCGAACAGTGCCTTCATCCTGGCGGTTAATTCGACCGCGCGCG